GTCTCGCATCGCGGTGGGACCAGGCCGGGTAGCGAAGCGGACCAGGCCCTGGGCCCATTGTCGTGCGGATGCGAGGCTGTAGCTGACACCGCCGGCCGGCCGGTGTCAGCGCGAAGCGCTGCCTATAAATACCCCGAAGGGGTATTTGAGTCATTTGCAAAATGCCAGGATTTAGAAAGAGAACTTATGCTACTGCGTTCCGGCCGCAAGGTCGGATGCGGAAGCGTACAAGGTTTGCGAGACGTAAATTCGCAAGGAAAGGAGGAAGAAAGACAGTCGATTTCACTAGTCTTAATACAAGAGGTCACGCTGTTGGCTTCAGAGGAAAGAAAACTTCAAGGAGGACTTTTAATAAGCATATTTGGAATTCTACTATTTTTAAGCCTCATTATAGGAGTGTTTTAACGCAATCGATTGCGTTTGCTACACCAGCGTCAACAAACGATGGAACTATCCAATTCTTTAATATGTACCAGTTTGGAGGTGTTGGTTTTGCTACAGTTGCTGGTGGTGCTAGAGAGATTGACGCTGGAGCTGGTGTTCCAACTTTTGAAGAGTCATCATTCGTATTAAGAGGAGGAAGATATGAGATGGTGATAGCTAACACTAGTGGACAGGACATTAAAGCTAAAATATTTAGGATAACCACCGGGAATAATCCTGATTTTAGTATTGTCGGTGCTACAGAAGACTCAGCATGGGATCCATCTGTAACACCAGATTTTTTCAATCAGATAGGAAAACCATTTATGACGAGAGAGGTTCTGATTAACGCGGGAGATCAATATGTTTTCTCAACGAGGTTCAAGACACAGAAGATAGATGGAGAAGCGTATGCTAATAATGCTAGGTCGCCGTATATTTGTATATTAGTTAGTAATCATACGACTGGTTCTGCTAACTTCATAGTTACGCAATCGTATAATTTAAGTTTTACAGGTGATGCTATATAAATGTAATGTCAACTATACCTAAGCGTAAGCGCTTACGTCAATGGTTGCGTGTAAGTGTATACAATTATTAATAAAAAGGTAGCAGGGCAGGGGGGTTAGTATTACCCCCCCTGCCCTACAGCCCGCTGTTGGGCTATATAACAACTTGTTGTGTTTCATTCATTTCATCCCATATGCCTTCTCCCTCATATCTCCATTGGTGTTTCACCATCAACAACTATGTCGAAGAGGAAGATGTGCCCCGCATCTCAGCTTGGGGAGAAGAAGAAGGCAAGTACTGGATCATCGGTCGAGAGACCGGTGAATCTGGAACCCCTCATCTCCAAGGATACATCTCACTACGAAGACGGCGTACTTTCGCTTATGTATCAGGTAAGCTCTCATCTAGGGCGCATATCACGCGCGCAGCAGGTACTGCTAGACAGAATCGAAGATATTGCAGCAAAGATGGAAACTTTGTCGAAGGAGGTGAAATTAATGAAGGAAGAACCCGAAGGGACAAAGACGAAGTCGCCAGATCGTTCATGGCTGCCGTCAAACTCGGAGATTCAGGAGTGGTTGAATTCGCCGATTCCGAGCCCGGAGCGTGGATCTATAATGGATCTAACATGCTCAGAAACGCCCTTCAGCTTTACCCCCCTATTGAACGAGCTGACATCTCCGTACGATGGATCTATGGATCTCCAGGAGTGGGAAAAAGTAGATTGGCTCATGCCACGTTACCAGGAGCTTATATCAAAGAGCCTAGAACAAAGTGGTGGAACGGATATCTCTGCCAAAAAGAAGTCATCATAGATGACTTTGGTCCAAATGGTATTGATATTAATCATCTATTAAGATGGTTTGATCGATACAAATGTCTTGTGGAAAATAAAGGAGGTATGATAGCATTATATGCTACAACCTTTATTGTAACAAGTAATTTTCATCCTAGGGATGTGTTTAAGTTCGGGGATGAGATAAATCCCCAACTACCTGCTCTAGAGAGGAGGATTGTAATTGAAGAAATGAAATAGCGTGCGCAGCACGCCTACTATCAATAAAGAAATACTATTTATCAAAGAAAGATTGATTTTATGAAAACTGGTCGGCGCTTCGCGTCTCGCATCGCGGTGGGACCAGGCCGGGTAGCGAAGCGGACCAGGCCCTGGGCCCATTGTCGTGCGGATGCGAGGCTGTAGCTGACACCGCCGG